ATAATATGGATGCGATCGCCAATGCGGCCACCAAGGATCATGACAGTGTAATCATTCTTTTCTTTAGTGCCAGCGGAAAGGTCAACCCCAACGCCAAGCGTATCGAACTCCGTTGAAATCTCAGCTTTAACAATCAGTTCAGGCGCAAGCGACAACTCGTTTTGCCTGATGATTTGATTCATGTACTGGAACGAAAAAGCAATAGGTGCTTGCCGTTTCTTTTCCTTTAGGTAATCCAAAGACCACATGTCAGGCCAGTATGAAAGCTCGTCACCAGTCTTGGGATCATTGGTGATTGCGGAAAGAACAATCTGAGTCCAGTTGTTTTGTTCGTTGAATGTAGTGGCATGAATGTCATCATGCCTGAAGCGAGTACCAAGGCAAATGGCTCTTCCTCCTTCAAACATGGTCGGTGCGATCACTGCGTTCCAGTTATCCTGCATCATCTTTCTGATGTCAGGGTTGGAGATGTCCGCTGCAGATTTGATGGCGTCATCAATCATGACAAGGTGAGAACGCTTGGAAGTCACCGAACCCTTTAGACCTGCTGCGCAGAGAGTAAATTGTTCATCACCGGTCACATCAATACCAGCAAACTTGTGATCAATTGACCAGTACTCGTTACTGGTGACGTTCTTCAGAAGGCGAACTTCTGGGAATACTTCTTGGTATCGCTTGCTTTCAATGATTCGTTTAATCGTTGCAGACTTGGAACGTGCAATATCAACCGTATAAGACAGATAAAGAATCTGAAGAGGGCGTTTAGCCTGGGTGTGGATACCAATAGCCCATGCTGTCAGTAAGCCAAGAACCGTACTTTTGGCCGAACCACGGGGAGCAAGTAGATCTACATTGGGGCCAGCGATACGTAGAAGGCAACTGCTATTCTCTTCCGTAACAAAGTGCCGATGCCAATCCTTATGATGTTGCGCAGGAGGTTTATCTGCTACGTACTCACAAAAGAAACCAAAGTCTTCTCGCGCTCTTTTTAAGTCTTCAAGATTTTTATTTGGCTTAATTTGATAGTTTTTAGAAGCAGCGCGTGCGTTCCTGCGATAAGCCAGATGGAGGTAAGAAGGCACGAGAAGTATTCAACTAATTACTGAATACTAACTTATTCTCCTTTGTTCTTACGCTTTTTGTTTTGGTATTGACGAGCCTTATCCAAAGCGGCGCGGCGCTTTTCCTTGTCATTCATCTCAGTGCCATCTTCTTTTTTCGCTTCTTTCTTCTTGAAGTGCTCAAGAAGTTGAGGAGGCATTTTACCTTTGGCCATAACAAAATGTTTTCTTTTATTTTAAACGCTGGTTATTCTTCTAGTTGCATACGAGCCCACACACTCATGCTTGCTTCGTGCAAAGGTGCTTCTATTGGGTCGTCTTTGAAAATAAACATTAACTCACGAATAGCGCGATCAGCACCAGCCATGAGCAAGCCTTTGCGATCCTTAGCGGAAGTGTACTGCTCAACTTGATGGATGGTCCCGCGTAATTCTTTTTGCATAGAGGCAATACGCGCAACACCTGCATCTCGTTTTACTGCACAGTTTTCAATGTCATCACGAAGCTTGCGAATGTCCTCTCGCATCTCTTCAATCTCAATAAGAAGAGTCTTCCGATGATCCGGCTTTGGGTAATGATTTTTAACCCAAGCTTCGCACGCAAGAATATTTCCTACATAACCAAGGAATCTGGCGTAAAGAAAACACTCGATAAAGGAGTAGTTGTCAGCAGCAAAAGCATGAAAAGACTCTTGAACGTCTTCTGCTTGCTCAATAAACCAATCCTCAAAAGCGCCTGTGTCAAGGGTGCTTTCGTCTCTAGTACTTATACGCTGCCTTTGCTGATTGCTCATTCCACTCTTTTTGACGACGTTTAGATGATTCTAGTTCACCTAGAAGACCACGGAACAAATCTGGATCAAATTGACCTTCTTGGGAAGCGACATCTGTCAACATCGATTCGTAATCAGCTGCACGTCCAGACTGCTCGGTCTTGTACTGGTCAAGCCAGTTACTAAGATCTTGCTGGTAACCTTGCTCCCAGGAAGAGCTGTCAACAGCCTGAGACTCAGGTTGACTCATTGGGAACGATTGAGCAAAACTAGAAAGAGCCGCGTCCAAATCGTCTTGCGTTAATCCTTCGGGTTTGAAGTTACCAAGGGCATTTGTAATTGCAGCATTTAAATCGTCTTGTGTTAAACCCGTTGTTTGCGACGAAGTGTTGGTGCCGTCACCTGTTGTAGATGTGGGTCCAGGGGTGACTTTTGCAGTAGAAACTGCAGTTTGTTTTTGTGTACGTAAAGTTTCTACCCTTTTATCTTTGCCTAAATCTTTTAATTTACCAAGTACATCTTTAAATTTACCGGGGTCAGCAATCCCCTCAGAGGTTGCGCCTTTAATTAAGTCTTTTGCTTTTTGGGTAAGAGCGGCTACTCTGTCATCTTTTTTATCTTCTTTTTTAGTGTCTACTTGTTTTTGTGGTTGAGATTGTTGTTTTTGCTGGACTTGTTTTTGAGCAACTGCTACAGCAGCAGCTGCTTGTTTTGGCGCAGGAGCAGGTGCGGGAGTAGGGGCCGGAGCAGCGGCTCTAGGTGCGGGAGCTGGTGCAGAGGCCTTGCCTCCACCACCGCCACCTCCTCCACCACCTTGGCCGCCGCCACCGCCGCCACCGCCGCCTCCTCCTCCTTTGTTTCCGCCGCCACCAGAAGACTGGGCAGGGGCTGAAGAGCCACCGCCGCCGCCCCTATTGCCTCCACCACCCTTGTTTCCGCCACCGCCTTTGTTAGCCATTGTTATTCCTCGATGCTATATACAGGTTTTGCTTTGTTCTCTTGATTTTGCTTTGATTCTTTCAAGGTACTTAAAAGATTTTTAAACCCTTGAATGTCAAAGGATTCGCCAGGAATTGCTTCCGGTTTTACTGTAGGAGAACTAAAATCCATAGCACTTACTAAAAACAATTATACCAGATCAAAAAGCAGAAGGAATTAAGTTATACAAGTAGTTTGCTTGTTGGATTTGAGCCTGCTGAAGAGCCTGTAAACGATTCATCTTAGAGATATCGTATTCAGTTCCATAGGCCATTTTACGTCCAAGGAGATCGGTTGCCTGTGATAAACGACCAAGGCGTTCCGATGACTTTGCTTGAATTTTGTAAGGGTCCACGGAAGCTGCATAAGCTATCTCCGCAGGCGTTGAACCTGGAGCGGCATTGGGGTCGATGCCACCGAAAACGCCCTTGCCACCCGTGACCTCATCTGCACCAGGTGTCAGGCTGTCACCAGGGGAAAGTTCTTGCTTTGCCCAACGGCCCGTACCTGTATCCAACTTATACTGGCCACCTTCTCCCAAGAACTTAGCGATTTGGTCATCCAATTCATTTTGAGCGAAAGAGCCTGCCAAATAAGAACGCACATCTTGTGGATCGTACCCAGAGGACAATGCTTTATCTAAAGCACTTCCGGTAAGCGCTCCTTGTTTAGTGTAATAACCCGACTCATCTTTTGCAAAACCAGCTTTCTGGAGTTTGCCTTGTACTTGTTTAGAAAGTTGGGTGGGTTTATAGGTGCGACCAATAGTTGCCAGGTAATCTTCTCCGCCTGTTTTTGCGTAGGCTTGCCGCCCCTTGGCAAGTTCTTGGGCGGTAATCTTTTTGCCTTGACCAGCCTTTCCTTTTTGCTGAATAGCTTTAGTTAGTTCTTTTTTGGGCGCACCTGCTAACTGAACGCCTCTTTTACGTTGTTCTTGAAAAAAAGACTCAAGTGCGCCTGCCATGTTTATTTGCCTTATTAATAACTAGTATAAGATTAGGAATCAACTGTAATTGACAGTGGACGGTGGTTTAAACCTAAAGGTGCCAGTCTGAGTGCCATCTGGTAAAGAGTAACCAACACCATATTGACCGCCGTAAGGCAAATTAGCAGCAAACGCCAAAGGTGTTTTACGAATGTACTCAGGAGAGGTAAGCATTGCTTGGCCCAAAAACTGGGAAAAGGCTTCTGGACTTGTTTTACCAAGAGCCCGTGCTGCTGCCTCTGTTGATTTGATATTTTCTTCCGAAAGATTAATACCTAATTGTTTTGCTGCAAATTGCTGAAAAGGTCGGTAACGCTCAACAGCTCCTGTTGGAGCTGCTCCCATGGTCATGCTACCGAGCGTTGAAGCAGTCTTAAACGCATCAGGAATCCCATAAGAAAGACCAAAGTCCGCATATAAATCAGAGGCTTCTATGGGACTGCGCTCACCACGGGAAATTTGACCTGCTAAAAACTGAGCATAATCAGGCGCGGTGCTTTTGATGTTTTCTTCTGTTTTTTGGATTTGCCTAATAGGGATATTGCCAATTTTTGTTAACTTTTTTGTTCCTATTCCACCATCACTTTTCTTTTCCTTCGTTGGTTCAGGGTTGAGAGCGCTGCCAAGAGGGGAAGTTTTTTTGATGCCCAGTGCTTCTTCGATTGCGCCGAGACGATCGGAAACTTCTGAATCACCAGAAGATCCTCGATTTAGATAGTTAAAAAAGTTAGTACCCGCCATGTCAACCTCAATATTGTTCTATTTTAAATCACACAAACAAAGCAGAAGGTGGTGTAAAGCCTGGCATGGCACCACGCAACCGATCTTCGTAGCGCTCCACGGAACGCAAGGCTACGACAGAAGGATTATTGGCTTCAATATTTGCTCGTTGAACATAATCACGAGCAGCGTTAATACGATTCAACGCACCACCAGCACCACCTTCATAGCGAGAGGTAAGGTAGTCAAGACCAAAGCCGCCGAGTTGGCCAGCGATCTGAGCTTTAGCCCCAATCTTTGCCGCTTTCTCTGTGGCTGCTCTTGCTTCTGCCGCAGCATCAGCTGTCGCCTGTGCTTGTTTTTCTGCTGCACTTTGTCCAAAGATCCCGCCAATGACGGGAGCCAAGACTGCTGCGCCAATTGAAAAGGGATCCATACCGGTTGGTTTAACAGAAGAACTGGAGGCAAGAGGAGAAGACGCTAAAGAGCTGCCAACGCCAGCAAAAGCACCTGATGTATCAACACCAAAAGAAGGCGAAGAAAAGTAAGAAGGTACTGAAGTAAAGCTCATGATCTAATTATATGTCAGTACTAACTAAAGCCTCTAGTACGAGCAACATTGATTGCAGGCATCGAACCATAGGCGGCACGAATTTGATCGGGGATTCCAGCAAGGATCTGTAGACGTGGTGCGTTATAGGTCATCTGTGCCAGGTTGCTGCTGACCTGGTTGATTGTCTGCGGGATGCTCGCAATTAACTTGTATTGGAATGCTCGCTTATCACGTTCAGCCTGAATCTTTGCTGCGTTAGCTGCCTCTTCTGCTCGGAACTCTTTCATGACATTGAGAAGTTCACCGAAGCGCGTGGGATCGTTATAAACATCCTCACGTTTCTTATTGAGCATGATGGCGCCAGCGACATCTGGGCTCATTTTTTTAAGAATGTCTTGCTCCCATGGGTCATAGGCTCCAGCCTGAGGTGTGGCTGGATTACCCATGCCAGAAGCAGAGGAGAAATAATTTCCAAAGATAGAAGCATCTGCCATGGGTTTATACCTCAGCTAATAGAGATGTTGGGGGCACCAAGGGCAACCACATATGGGTTGGTAGCCAGGGCTTGACGCATCGTGGCGCCACGCTCACGTTGAGCACCAAGAGCAAGATTGGCTTGTGCGCCCACAGTCATCTGTTGAATGTAAGCGTTGTTCTGAGTATTGATCAGTGCCTGCGCACGGGTCAACTGATCGTTAGCAAGCTTCGTAGTAATCGGAAGCATTGCTTTTTGCATATTGATTTCTTGATCGTTTTGGAACTGAGTTAGGTCCTTCAGGTTGGACGTAGTCATTCCCATCATGGTTCCGTAATAATCAAGCTGCCGCTTTTGATTACGGTTCATGGCATCTTCCATCGATGCCGCTTCATTCAGGTTGATGCGCCCCAGGGGAGTATCAATAGAACGTGGGGGTTGTGGAATTTCGGTACCCGTCTTACCCGTTGGAGGCTTACCTGTATAAGCAGAAACTGCAGTCTCGGCTACGTTGCCACCGAGCATGCCACCCAGGGCAGAGCCAGCGAGGCCGCCAAGAACAGTGCCGACGCCAGGTGCAAATGGCATGAGCACAGTGCCAAGAGCAGCACCTGCAGCTCCACCTGCAGCGGAGCCAACAAGACCACCAGCAGCTTCAGCGGGTCGCCCTTCCATGATGGAAGGAATCGCCATCAAGGCACCACCAGCTAAACCACCGCGAAGGCCGGCACGCATTGGTTTGTTTTTGATGTATTCACCTGCGCCTGCGGCTTTTTGCTGAACTGCTTCTACTGCAGTGCCGGTACCCGTTTGAAGTTGTTGTACAAAATCTTGAAGACCTTGTTGTGCCCTGGCGCGACGGCCCTGTGGTTGAGCGGCACTACCAACCTCCATTACTTCCCCGGATACGGGGTCACCCATGTAGGTTTTACCAGTGGCCGGATCGGTAAAAATGCGAGCCATCTATTTGATTATTTCTTATATTTTAAATTTTACCAGTAGTCACACCATATTCTGCAGTTGTTGGTAACTGAGGTCGGTTGCCGGATGCAATGACTTCATTGGCTGTATTACCTGCAGCAATGCCAAGTAAAGAACCAATGGCACCACCTGCGATTCCACGAACTGCACGTTGTCTTGGCGTGCCGCCAGTTGATGCCGCAATCTTTGCTCCTGCTGTACCAGCAACAAAGCCTCCAGCCATTGGTAAGTTAACAGGGAAGCCTAACATACGAACTTCAGGATTACCTTGTAGGTTTTCCATGGTTCCTTTGATAACCCCAAGACCGAGTAATCCTTTGTCTTGATACAAGAAATTGAGATAATTGCCGTAACGTTCTGGCGTTAAGTCAGGAATCTCTTCTTTAGCAGTTGCATATTTAAGAGGATCACCAGTACGGCCAAGGAAGAAACGTTCGAATAGTTCTTGAACAGGTTGTCCAGTTGTTCGCCGATCTTCTGCTCCCTTGGGAGAATACGTCTGAGCATATCCCTCAGGGCGAAACTGTTCCTCCGGATTGGTGATGTCATAGGTACCAGCGGCAGCAACAGCTGGCACTGCAATGGCGAGACCGGTGAGTGCTTTAGCGGTTGGGCTTTCAATCTTGCCAACACCAGTCTCAACAACACGCTGAGCAATTGCTAAGGGATGGTTCCAACGCCACCAATAGGTACGGGTGCCGTCGTTAGCTGCATCAACCAACGCACGAGATGTATAAGCACCAGCAGCTTGGGCTGGGGATTCTTTGACACTAATGCCTTGTTTTTTAATATCTTTTGCAAACCGTGGATCTAAAACACTTTGACCATATCCCAAACTCCCTTGGCTCAAAACTTCATCACGAGCTTTGATCATCTCGCGTTGAACACGATCAGCCGTTTTAATTCCGGTGACATATTCACTTGCAAAACCTTTTAAAAAAGAAAGTGGATTCATCAGACTGCTCCGCCCATTGCAATCATCTCCTCAATGTAACCAGGGGGGAGGTTAGGAAGCATCTTAGTTACTTGCTGGCGATATTGATCAAGGAACGTTTGTTCAATGCCTTGAGCTTGAAACTGGGTGCCAGGAGCAACTGCTTGGGGGACTTCTAAGTTATTGATGTCTTGACGTTGCATCATCTGCTGCATGATCTGCTGTTGCTGCGAGACCTGCGTTGGAACAGCTTGTGGTTGAGGCATTAAACCACCAAGCACTGCTTCTGTTGCAAACGGTGAAACCAATGAACCGCCAATGTTTGCTGCAGTTTCCAGGCGGGAAGGGACAAGTTCTTCTTCAAACTTTCCTGGAGAAACTTCAACACGACGGCTCTTGGCTGGCCGAAGCTTGCGTGCTGCTGCCGTCAACGGAAGAGCTGTGGCAAGATCGCCCAGGCCATAGGCAAGCCCTACTCCAGGACCACCGGCCATCATTCCAAAACCCGCCGATAGCGCACTACCAACAGCAACGTTACCAACCAGATCTTTATTCTTGGATGCGTACTGCAACAAGCGCGTAAACGGATTCATATCACTGACCTATATATGTTTTATTTTAATTTGTTTAATTTAAATGGAAGGAGAAGATTGCGGGTTCTCGCTAATAAGATCAGGGAATGGAGTAATAGCTGTACTTAAACCTTGTTCCATCATCTCAAGCAGGTAACCATTGGGGTCTATATTTCCCTCCCTCGGGAAAGGATTCTTGCTCTTGTCAGCAGGGGGGATAACAGGACTAGAAATGTATAAGTTATTCCAAGCTGGATTGAAATCGGGTTGCTGCTCTGGAAAGTTGGGAGTTGCAGGACGACCAATGGTAAGGTCATAATCCTCAGAAGGATTAAAACGCCCCCGTCCCGGAAACATTTCATATCCCTCGACGACTTGTCCTTCTGGCAAGAAGTTGAGATCGTTGAAGTTTAACCGTTTATTTGCAATGGCTTTTACAAGATCTTTCGGACCAAACCTTGATGTGACCCAAGGAGTTTCTTGGGCTTTGGCAGGTAGATCGTATTGATCTTTAAACGATAGTTTTTTATCTTGGTTACCACCAAAACCAATGTATTTCTCTGGTGAGGTTTTGGGTTTATTTAAGTTCATTTAGTTTTCTTTTTCTTATGCAAGCCTACCAGTGTTTTGCGTAGGTTTGCTTGCTTCACTGTTTTTTCGTCATACTTGTCGGGATTGGACAATACGTTTTCCTGAAGCTGGGCTGAGCTGATACCGCGTTTCTTGGCTTTAGCTGTGAAGGCACCCTCCTTCATCTCCATCCCTTGGATCCATTTTTTATCTTTCTTGTCTTTTGCCATGATTAAACAAGACGTGGTTGGATAACAACTTCTGAAGTCAACGGAGTTGAACGTCCTCTTTGTAGTTTACTCATATAATTCTCAAGTTGTTCAGCTGCAAGATCAGCAGGAGATTTAATCTGTCTTGCAGCATAACCAGTAATACCTTTTAATCCTAGCTGTTGAGGTGGAACAGGACTTACCGTTTCTTGCACGTCAGCAAAAACTTGCTCGGCACCGGGGGGTTGCGCCATCTGTCGACGAAGCGTGGTAATTTCATCTGGTAAAATTCCACCCCTAGGGTTTCGTGTTGCTTGTTGTTTAGCTGCCCTAAGGACAGCTTGGGACATATTTACAGAAGAAAGTTTTTGTTCAGGTGTAGAAGTAACAGCTGTTTTGAACTCAGGGTAACTACCCTGACGCAAAGTCAGCTTAGTTTCTTCCCGTTGCAAAGCAGTAGGACGAAGCTCTGGATCGGCAATTGGGAAATTACGTGGCTCGAGGCCATAGATACCAACACTGGAACCAACTTGAGTTTCTGGGTCGTACGCAGAGTAATAACGACCTCCACCAGTTTTTTGTTCTTCTAACTGAACGGAGGGTCGGCCACTGCGAATCTCAAGGGTTTCGGCAATGGGTTCGTTGGTGACGGGATCAACTTCAAAGAAGGGACGCACTCCTTCTTGACGTGGGATCATTTTGTATTTGGTTCCCAGGGATTCCAGGGATTCCATCTGTGCACGCACAAAGTCACGTTGGGCGATTGCGTCACCGAGATCAGCATTGATGACATCAGGATTCAGGCTCTGACGCTCGAACATCATCTTGTTGAGCATCCGGGTGTAATACCCACCCTGCGCAGGTTCATCTGCAGCTGCAAAACGTAATTGCGGTTCAAGCTGATCGATCTCTTCCAGGCGATTCAAGATGTTTTGCTTTTCAGCTCCAAGGCTGGAGATTTTATTTGTTAACGCAATATCTTTTTCAAACAAGTCGTCAACAAACTCACCTTGCCCTGTGGGCTTGAAGAACATACCGGTCGGGATCTCTTCTTTCTCACGGAGTTCTGTTTGAACATGCGGTACTACAGACAACGGAGAAGACGGTGTTCCAGACAAACGAGATAAGACGGCTGGATCACCAGTGGACGCATAAAGCTCCATAGCTTCTGCAATGGCCGGGTCTTGGCCCATGGCGCGTTCACGCCGATAACGACCTGGGATCGTGGCACCTAATTCTTCGAAGCGAGACTGAAGAAACTCTTGTGCTTTTTCCCTTGGGCTAACTGCTGCTGCCGGAAGTAAAAGGGTGGGTTGCTGATCATTTACAGCAGATGGAGGAATGGTGGATTGGCCCCAGGGATCTGCGATGTTTAACTTTTGAATTAAACGTCCTGTCGTTTGATCTTCACCAGATTCAACTGCGTTAATAAATTGATCCGCATTAGAAACAGCTTGGACCTTTTGGATGTCGGTTAGGGTTTCAGTATTTGTTTGGAGCCTTGCTGCAGCACTTAATAAATCTTCTTGTGCCGCAGCGCGTCGTGCGGCCTGCACTTCTGGGGAAGGTGGGTAACGCTTTTCAAATGCGGCAAGTGCATTGGAGCGGTAACCAGGTTCAGCTGCGCGTTCACGATATCCAACACCATATGTACGGTATTGAGCAGGAGGGAAATTCAGCTCTTCTGCCGTGGGTTCGGGAATGGCTTCACCTAAGTCACGCGCATATTTGGCAAATATCTCTTCCTCCGTAGGCATTACACTACGGGTTGCAATTTTTGATGGTGCGGGCGCAGGTGTAGAAGGTGCAGGTTCAGAAGCAACA